ATGGCAGGAATAACAGTACTGGCAATGAGTAGCGCCGCGGTGGGAAAGGATGTCGTCCCCGATGAGGCGCGGACTCGAGATATGATGCGCTGTCAGGATTATCTGCAACTGGATCCGCGCACCTGGACGCCGATGGTGATTTGGCTGATGAACGATCCTTTTTCACTGGAGCCGCCGGAGTGGACCGACTTCCATGAAGCCGAGCTGGTGCTGACGCCGATCCTCACCGAAATCTGCCGTCAGGAGCCGGATGTCTGGCTCACCTCGCTGCGGGAACGGCTCAATTCTTATCAGCAGGTGCGGTCGCTGAACTAAGCGACCGCGGTAAAACGGCAGAAAAAGTGACTAAATGCGCAGTTAGCGGCCTTCTTCTGCGCAAAGGCTCAGCAGCGGCCCGCTTTTTGCGACAGGGCGTCGCAGGTTTTGCTCGCTAGCGTCGGGTTGGCGCCGGCGCAGATGGCATCTGAGACGGTGCTACCGCCGCCCAGCGGGATCAGCCCGTAAAGCTTCGGCTCGGCGGCCTTCGTCAAATAGCAGCGATGGCTGGTTTTGCCGATGGTGGCCACAAAGTTGGTTTTCACATCCTGCTGCCTCGCATCGGAAATTGTCACCTGCGAAGCATCGACATTAAAAGCAAACGCGGCGGCCTCTTTCATTTTCCGTCGCCATGGGTGGTTTAGCTACGCAACCCATTAATAACAGTGCCAGACAGGTACTGATTGATATATCCCGTATTTTCATCATTTCATCCTTTTTGTAAGTCAGCGGGTTATATATAAGAGCGGGGGGAGGAACGCGTTGATTTCGATCAGCTGGCGCAGGCTATGGTTATTTTTCGGAAATTGACCTGTGTTGTTACATTTATCGTGAGTAGTATGAATTCCAGCATTGCAGGAATGAAAGATATTTTAAGACTACGTCGCGTAGTTAGACAGAAGTCAACAGGAGTGCGGCGGTTATGGGCTGCCCGAGATGCTCTGAGCAATATTTTGCTAAGGCAGAATGCTATCTGTTTTAGCGTAAGCGCAAATTTTCCCTGCGTTATAACGGACTTTTTATCCTCTTAATGGGATAGCGACAACACGCTAAGCCTTGCGCGCTGCTCAGCGGTTTGTGGTGCCATTTTAAAATTCAGGAACAAAAAAGCCACTCTTTCGAGTGGCTTAATTATATGATTTTAAATCTAAAATTTGGTGGCCCCTGTTGGGTTTGAACCAACGACCAAGCGATTATGAGAACCGTGATAGATAACCGAAAAACAATAACTTAGCCTAAAAACAAAGGGTTAATAAAAAAATAAAGGGCAATATGAGGCTATATTCCTAACTTCCTGCGACACTTTTGCGACATTTTAATGGGTTGAGTCTTGCCGCTTCTTCAAGGTGATTAGGTGCAAAGTGCGCATAACGCATTGTCATTTTTATATCGGTATGTCCTAATATCTTTTGCAGTACAAGTATATTGCCACCGTTCATCATGAAGTGGCTCGCAAACGTATGTCGTAGAACATGGGTTAGCTGACCAGCGGGCAGATCTATTCCAGCCCGTTCAAGTGCATTCCTGAAAGCGTAATAGCATGGCGTGAATAATGCGCCATTTTTTTTGGGAAGCTCACCTATCAAATCCAGATCTAGAGGGATTGTTCGATTACGTTTACCTTTGGTTTTTATAAACGTTACCTTTCCCGCTGAGATTTGGGAGCGTCTCAGGGTTTCGGCTTCACTCCATCTTGCCCCCGTTGCCAGGCATATCTTGACTATCGTTTCGAGGTCTTTTGCAGAACTGTCCCGGCATTCCTGCAACAGTTGGTCGATTTGTTCAATAGTGAGGTATGCCATTTCACTTTCATCAACCCTAAATTGCCGTACATTTTCTAAAGGGTTAGGGGCTGTCCATTCTCCTATTCTTTTAAGTTCGTTGAATACGGCCAAAAAATAAGCGTGCTCAAGATTCATAGTCCGAGGTGAGACCTGACTGACGCGCTTAGTTCTTGCAAACTGACCATCTAGCCTTTTCGCCCTATATGCAGTGAAAAGCTGAGCACTGAATTCAATCGCCAGTGGCGATCCCATGCACTCAGCCGCCCATAACATTGTGCTCTTTCTCTTCTCCCCATCGCGAAGTGTAATTCCATGACGTTCAAACCAAAGATGTACTAATTCTGAGAGGCGTCGTTTGTCTTTACCGTCTCCCAGCCAGGGCGTATCTTCGATTTTTTGCAAGGTGTAGTTTTCAAAGGCAAGCGCTTCACCTTTGGTCGAGAATTTTTTACGGACTCTTTTGCCTTGTTTACCATCACTTCGGTTGACGGTATAAAAGTCAGCGACCCACTGCCCGTCGCTTAATTTTCGAACGGTCATAATTAATCAGCTGCTGATAATTGTTAGTACCACACGACCTATGACATTGATGTCATCTATAGAACAGTCAAAAGCCGCTCCGGAACCACTGACGCGAACCTTTTTTACAGGTATTCGGGTAAGTGTCCTTACGCTTGTCTTACCTTCAATATCAACAAGCCATTCACCATCAAATACCTCCGAAAACTCCGTTTCGATTACATAAGTCGTTGAGTTATCGATAACGCAAAGCGGTTTTAGAGGAACGGCTTTCCCTGGCAGGAATGTAGCTTTATCCAACATTAAAACCCCTGACTCATAAAGCTGGCCGTCGACGATCTTTTGTCTCGAAACCCTTAAAATGTCGAGTTCTTCGCCATCAAACTTTGGCCCGTTGCCAGTTACCAGCCATTCAAGCGTGGCACCTGTCTCAGCCATACAGCGTACAACGATATCGGCCGGGAAAAAGTCCCTCTTATATCGATTAGCCAGGCTGCTACTAGCGATCCCAAGATGCTCGGCTAGCGCGACTTTTGTTCTAAATCCATACGCTTCAATGACACGATCTAACGTGTCGTTTCCGCCTTGAGAAAAATCTATTTGTAGCTTCATGAAAACTTATCCTTGCAAGTTTTCGTGGAGTGATATTAAACTCCGCTTTGTAGGTTTAAGGAAACATTGCCCATTATTGCCCTGTATTGCCGTACAGGTTAACCAGCGGAGTTTGCCTCATGCGACCAAACATTACAATCGTCATCCCGGAGCCTTACTTGCCACTCGATGAGTATTGCCGCCGTACTGGTACTAATAAAGAAACAGCTAAGAACTTGATTGAATATGGAAAGTTACCAATCAAGCCAAAGGGTAAACAGACTAAGGGCCTGGTTGAAGTGAACATGGCCGCTCTGACTATTCAAGCTCTGAGTGAATGCGACATTTCACTTAACGTGTAAATCATCATAGTGATTAGAGGGAGCCTAAACATGTTAGATTTTCGCGTTTCGTCACATGCACACTTTGATGATGCATGCAGAAAATTCGCGGCCACGCATAACGTGAAAGAGCTGGCGGATAAAGCAGGTATCAAGCCGCATACGCTTTACAACAAACTCAACCCGGAACAGCCGCACCAGTTAACGCCGCGCGAAATCTGGACGCTGACAGACCTGACTGAAGACTCGACCCTTGTCGATGGTTTTCTGGCGCAGATCCATTGTCTGCCATGCGTGCCGGTCAACGAACTGGCAAAAGAGAAGCTGCAATCCTACGTCATGCGCGCAATGAGTGAACTCGGCGAACTAGCGAGCGGTGCCGTTTCAAGCGACCGTCTTACCCCGGCCCGTAAGCAAAACATGATTGCGAGCGTAAACGCGGGTATTCGAATGCTGTCCCTGTCGGCAATGGCATTGCAGGCCCGGCTCCAGGCTAACCCGGCAATGACGAGTGTTGTTGATACCGTCAGCGGCATCGGCGCGTCATTCGGGCTGATTTGAGGTGCTTATGTTGACTCACGAACCGTCATTCGCCTCTCTGCTCAAAAAACGTAGCCCATCCATGCATTACGGGCACGGCTGGATAATGGGTAGCGACGGCCAGCGCTGGCACCCTTGCCGCTCTCAGTCCGAATTGTTGAAGGGCTTAACCGCAAAAAAAGTCTCTACGGTTAAGCGGCTTTTAAATGCATTAATGGGGGTAAAATGAACGAAAGAATTTCAGCTCATGACACCCAGGCGAGCAAGCTTTTTAGCAATGCAGATTGTTCTACTGAGCAACCGAAGGCCATGACCGGCGAAGAGTGTTTCGCACGGTTTCATCAAAAACTGAAGGCAACAGAAAATAAGGCGCTGCGTAATTTCAATAAGCTTGATGAAGATTTTAAATTTGTGGTTTTAACGCTTGCTAACCGAAATAATCCGGGCGCGTTTCGCTCTGATGAAGTAGGTAAACCATATGAGTATTTTGATATGGATCGCCGCAAGCTGATTATTGCGTCAATGAATAAAATTTCCCGTTGGGGTGGAATTTTGCCCCGGCATATTTCCATTCATGAATGCTTTTTAGCTAATTAAATAAATACGTAATTAATGGCGTAAACCCGCCAGGCTTCTTATTGCCCGAAATCAGGAGATTAAGGATGCACAAACAAGCTTCAGAACCTAAAGAAAATACCGACCTGCTTCTTGAGGTTATCGGTATTGCAAAACGTGAAGAGCGTAAAGGTCGCGCGCTCGCTGTTTCCATTCACCTTGAGGCGCTGGCAACCCATATTGCTAACAAAGGTATGAGCGCCATAGAAGCGGCTGAACTGCTGCGCCGCGAAGCCACCCGCTACGAAAACGAATCTCAGGAGCTGCACTAATGGCCGATGCAATGGATATCGCACAACAGCGCGAGCAGGCAGAACGCGAGCGCCTTATCAACAACGCGCGCAGCCGTATCGCTACGCCATCTCGTTTTACATGCGAGGAATGTGACGCACCAATCCCGGAGGAACGCCGTATTGCCATCAAGGGCGTTGCACTATGCGTCACCTGTAAGGAAATCGCAGAGCTTAAAGGTAAACACTATAACGGAGGTGCTGTATGAGCCTTCGCATCGAAATCGGCGACAAATGGATTATAAACAGCGACCAGTATCAATTCATTTTGAGCGAGAAAAAGGTCGTAAAAAGCGGCCGTAAAGCTGGCGAGGAGTGGCTCGATACTATCGGCTACTATCCAAAAATCGAACAACTTATTTCCGGTCTGATTCATCACCACATCCAGCAGTCGACCATCACCTCAATTGAGGAAATGGCCGCAGAGATTAAGCGCATCGGAGAAATGTGCGCCTCCTCAATCAAGGCGGCGGCATGAGAAAAACACATCAACTTAAAATCCGGCCTGAATTTTTTCAGGCTGTCATTAATGGAACGAAAAAAGCCGAGTTTCGTCTTGCTGACCGTGCGTTTGCTGTAGGGGACTTACTTTGCTTAAACGAGTACGGTCCCTGCGAATATGACCACCAAAGGGTCGGTTTTACCGGCGCTTTTGTCTACGTACTGGTGACTCATGTAACTGACCTTAACGAGTGGGCTCCTGGCTATGTGATGCTCAGCATACAGCGCAGGCAGATGGGGGAGCTATGCGGGTAAGCGTAAACTATGCTTACCCGTGGAACGCTCCACGGTCGGCAATAGCCAGCCCATATCTTACTTATGACCAACAGTATCGCCGCGAGCGTATGTTCGCGGCTTTGCTGCATGCGAGAAAAGGGCTTTCTCTCCAGCCCGAGTGCGTGCGCTTTGACGTTTATCGCACCGCTGCGGTACTGGAGCAAAATCAGGACAGTCAACGAGCCAATGCCTTTTTAATCAGCTTCTGTAAAAAGGCATTGCCACGTCTTGAACTGGTCGCAAAAAAATACGAGAGCGCGGGTATCAACAGCAATTTATCAACCGCCGTTTTCGGTGGTCATTTTGACACCCGACTCATGCAATATCTGGCGTCACGTATGGTTAATCTGGTCGCCAGATATAACCGCCTCCCTGATATGTCGCGCGCCGATGTTGACCTGTTGGCCGGTGATATTGCTAATTTCATTCGTTCTGAGCTGGCAAATATTGATGACTCAGGTTTTGGTGAACTCAAAACGCTGTACACCTGGTACATGCATGCTGGTTTTATTTCTCTGCAATTTAATGTCCCCCCTCCCCATTGGGAGCGCGTGGCAAATAAATACTTCAACAAAGATGATATCGCCCCCGCAGTAATCCGTATGTTTACTGAGTCATGGTGGCGTAATCGTCTGCGTCGTGTCGCGTCGGCATGGCGCGAACATCTACAAATTGCAGTCGGCAACGTCAGCAAGAAAAAGCACGCCTACGCGAGTAAAAACTGTGTGACCGACTGGCGCGAGCAGAAACGCCGCACGCGCGAATTTCTCAAGGGACTGGATCTCGAAGACGAAGACGGCAACCGCATCAGCCTGATAGAAAAATATGACGGTTCTGTCGCTAACCCTGCGATACGCCGCTGCGAGCTGATGACCCGCATCCGTGGGTTTGAAAATATCTGCAATGAATTAGGTTATGTAGGGGAGTTTTACACCCTGACCGCACCGTCTAAATATCACGCCACGACTAAAGCGGGCTACCGTAACAGTAAATGGAACGGCGCCAGCCCGTCGGACACGCAGAGCTATCTAACCGGCCTTTGGGCGCGCATACGCGCCAAGCTGCACCGGGAAGAAATCCGCATTTTCGGCATACGTGTTGCCGAGCCTCACCATGATGGTACGCCGCATTGGCACATGCTTATGTTTATGTTGCCGGAAGACGTTGAGCGCGTGCGTCTTATCATCCGTGATTATGCGTGGGAGGAAGACCGCCACGAACTGAGAAGCGATAAAGCCAAAAAAGCACGTTTCCACGCCGAAGCTATTGACCCGGAGAAGGGCAGCGCTACCGGCTATGTTGCTAAATACATTTCGAAAAATATCGACGGATATGCTCTCGATGGCGAAACCGATGACGAAAGCGGTGAACTGCTTAAAGAGACTGCCCCCGCCGTATCAGCATGGGCGGCGCGCTGGCACATCCGTCAATTCCAGTTTATTGGCGGCGCTCCGGTGACGGTCTACCGTGAATTGCGTCGTCTCGCTGATACCGAGACCGCGCACGGTCTGAGCGTTGAATTTGCCGCCGTCCATGATGCCGCTGACGCCGGTGACTGGGCTGGTTACGTTAATGCGCAGGGTGGCCCGTTTGTCCGTCGCGACGATTTGCAGGTGCGCACGCTGTATGAGCATCGCGCCGAGTTTAACCAGTATGGTGAGGAAACTATCTGCATTCGTGGCGTGTACGATTCCGCCGTCGGTGCTGACACCCCGATTTTAACTAGGCTAACGCAGTGGAAAATTGTGCCGAAGCGTGCCGTTGATTTGGCCGTTGACGTTAAGGGCGCTCCTGCGCCCTCTCGGAGTTCTGTCAATAACTGTACGGGAAGCGAGAGCGATCCGCCGGAGCTGGATTTATCAAAACCGTTGAGTCGAAGTGAAAGGCGGAAGCTAACGACCAGGCTCAGGGATAGAAAACGGGTTATCAGGCGTGATTTTGTCCACGGAACGGATAAACAAAGCGCGGCAATTGAAAGAACAATAGACGAGATCCAGCTCATGACCGGTGAAAGCATTAGCCGGGGCGAGGCTATACACCTTTTAGCAGGTGGTAAAAGCAACATAAACGGAAAATGGTGTCGTGGATCTGCAAACGGTGAAATTTTCCGGGCGACACCATCGAACGAGGCCAGGGCAGAGGCTAACCGGGGAAAAGCCAGAGAAATCTTAAACCGTGTTGCGAGGTTAGCTAATGTCTGCAAGGCGAATTACTAACTAACTTCATCCATATCAGCGACATACAAATCATTGTCGAGATATTTTTCGCTTCCATCTTTTTATGGATACATGGTACTGTATATTTATACAGTGTCCCATATAGGAGGTTGTGTGGATAGAGAGTTAAACGAGCAAGTCATGATTGAACGGGTGGAAATGATTGCGCGTCTGACAACAGAGGGTGTGTGTCAGGAAAGGGATCGTGAAATTGCTTTAAATTTAATCGCGGAGATAGCAAGAGGTAACTTGATGAAAAGCAACTCTTTTTCTGTTGTTTTTACTCCCACCCCTGTAGAAAAACGATTAAAAAAAGGGGGAGAAGTGAGAGTTAACATCACGTTAGATAAAGAACAGAAAGTAGGGCAGCAAGTAATTGACGCATTTCAGAACGAACTAACTAGACGAGTACAGACCATTTTTCCGACAACGCGTATTACGGTAAAAAAAGGGGCAATGACGGGAGTCGAGTTAGTGGGATTTGACCAAGAGTCAGATCGAGAGGCATTAGACGGTATTCTCCAGGAGGTTTGGGAAGACGATAGCTGGAGATAAAAGCAATAACCTCAGCGGCGGAAAAACTGGTTTTTTTGCCGCTGAGGTTGAACAACGAGAGAAGCGAGGCGTTAGTCATGGGAAAACACGATTGCAACTATCAAATCGTTTACCGCGGCGAAACGTTACAAAAGTACGAGCCTGGCGGGTGGGTATTTTTCCAACGACCAAAAGAATGTGGTGGTGGTTACTGGTTTGGCCGCACATACGATGGTGTTTTTATGCTGGATCTGGAAAGACCTGTTTCACTTCATGACGGCATAATCTTTTTAAATCAGTTGAACGACGTCGCGTCTAACTTCATGACTTTTGATGATGATTTTAAGCTGAGTTAGTGTAGCAAACCGTATGCATGCATCTGATGCATCATTTTGCATGCAGATCTACATTCATAAATTGACGATCGCCGACAGAGCTGGCGCGGATCCGATGGCCTGTTGCAATTGCATTAAAACCGACCCATGAAGCGGGCAGGCGAGGCGGGGAAAGCACTGCGCGCCAGCGTACTTTTGCGCATTTATTTTCGCAGCCTGAGCGCGTCGCTGTGCCGCGCGGGTTCGCGAGGGTGTCGGTGGGTGATGCGGGGGCGTCCGAGGGCTTGGCGGGCTTCTGAGGCGGTCAGGCGTGGGGGTAAGAAAAAGCCGCCCGGAGGCGGCGGAAATCAGTCACTTTCGGTGTCGAGGGTGTAACTTTTGAACCGGATCACCTCCTGACCGGCCCACGCGTTGACCTCGCGCATCCGGTCTTGTAGCGGTATGAGCTCGTTACGGACAAAAACCTTTGCCACCTTCTCGATGTCACCGAGCGAACCGACGTTTTCCGGCTTGCCGCCCATCAGCTGGAACGGGATGCGGTGAGCGTCGAGCAGGTCGGCGGCGCTGACTTTTTTGATATTGAAGAAATCGTCTTTCGTTGCCACCTCACTGAGCGGCACAATTTTTATGCCGTCCGGTTTTCCGTGCGGTGCGTAGAAAAACAGATTTTTGAAGTTGCCGAGCCCCTTCGAGCTGCGCATCGCATCGCGCAGCGCCTCAACATCGGTACCGCTTTGCGCGGCGTCCGTCACATACATGATGTAACCCGCATGAGCCCCGTTCTGGTAATACTTGCGACGGAACAGCGTCGCCGCTTCATTCAGCCAGGCGGAGTTTAGCGCGCTGAGATATTCCGGCATGCCGTACAGCTCCTGGTTGATATCAGGCTCCAGCAGATGGAATACGGATCCCGGCGCGAACGGGTGCGGCTGGTCGAATGACGGCACCCACCAATAGACATCATCTTCAATACCACGCCGCGTGTATTTAGCCGGTGACGCTTCCAGCTTCAGCGGGCGACCGGTGACACTCTTTCGGAGTTCTAAAAACGCGTTGCCAAACACCAGAAAATCAAGCGCGAAGCGGCTGAAATCCTGTTGTGACAGTAGCGGGTGCGGAATAAACGTTGAGGCCAGAATGTTGCGCTTAACGTAAATCGGCGAGCTGTGGTGAACGGCGGCGCGCAGGCTTTTCGCCAGCCCGTTAAAGCTGACCGGCGGTTCGAACCAGCGGCCATTATTGACGCATTCCACGTAATCCAGAATATCGCGGCGGTCGAGCACGGCGCTCGGTTCACCAAAGGTAAACGCCTCCATTTTTTGGGGCGCGCTGTCTTTCATGTTGCGCGGGCGCTTTTGTGGCTGTGGCTTGCGGCCTTTGTATTTACTCATCAGTTGAACTCCAGAATGGATGATGTTACCTGGCCGCTGCCAGCGGTAAGCGGTTCGTTTAACAGCGCGTGCATGGTCGCCCAGGCGACGTCCGCGTGACTGGCTTCCTCGGTGCGGCTGGCCTCATAGGTGGCGCTGCGCCCGCTGCTGGTCATGGTCTTACGGATTGCCATAAACGAGGTGGTGATGTCGGTGGCGCTGACGTCGTATTCGAGACAGCTGCGGCGGATAACGTCTTTTGCCTTCAGCACCATCGCGGTTTTCATTTCCGGCGTGTAGCGGATATCGCGGGCGGCGGGATAAAACGAGCGAACCAGCTGGAAGACGCCAATACCGAGGCCGGTCGCATCGATACCGATGTACTCGACGTTGTATTTTTCGGTGAGCTGGCGGATGGATTCGGCCTGAGTCGCGAAGTCCATGCCTTTCCACTGATGGCGCTCCAGAATGCGAAACTTGCCCCCGGCGACAACCGGCGGCGCGAGCACCACACACCCGGCGCTGTCGCCGCTGTGCGACGGGTCGTATCCCACCCAGACCGGGCGGGAGCCAAACGGGTTGTCGGCGAACGGCGCAAAGTCTTCCCACTCTTCCAGACTGTCGACCATGCAGCGTTGCAAATCCTCGAACGGGAACACCGACGCCTTGTCGTCAACGAACTCGCACATAAACAGATTGCGGAAGTCGTCGACGCTGTTTTCGCGCTTGAGTTGCTCCAGATTGAACAGCGTACAGCCCCCGGCGAGCGCATCCTCAATGGTGACAATCTGCCGCCACTGACCGTCAGGACACGCCACGCCAGCGGCGAGCGCGTCATGACTGATATCGATGTCAACCCGCTCGCTGGCGCGGGCGCGGCCCCTGTTGAATAATTCCCCCGACCAGAACGGGTAAGCGCCGTGTGCCAGGGTGGAAGGCGTCGAAAAGTAGGTGCTGCGCAGGTGGCTTTGTGAGGACATGCCCGACGACACTTTGCGTAGTTTCTGGAAGTTGGGGATCCAGAAAATTTCGTCGACATAAAGGTCGCCGTTGTGGCTCTGCGCGGTGTTTGAGTTGGTGCCGAGAAAAATCAGCTTTGCGCCGTTGTTGCCTATGACAATCGGGTCACCGGTCAGGTCGACATCGACCAGGCGGGCAAACTGAATGATGTACTCGCGGAATACATACGCCTGCGTCTTACTCGCTGACAGGAAAATCTGGTTATGGCCGGTTTTCAGCGCATGCAACAGCGCCTCGCGGGAAAAGTAGAACGTCGCCCCAATCTGGCGCGATTTCAGAATGTCGCGAATACGGTGCTCAAGCCCGGCGCGGTGCCAGCGGAGCTGATACTCGAAAGACTCCGCGAAAAAAATCTCTTCCAGTTTCTCGATAGCCTCGTCGCTGAAAAAGTTCTTTGTCGGCTTTTTGCGGTCGCCTTTGTTGCGGTTGGCCACATTGGGATTAAGGTCAACCTCATTTCCGGTCTGGCCATAGCGATTAATGCGCGCAAAGCGCTCCATCTGTCGGGCCAGAAAATCCGCCACCTTGAAATCGTGGGGTGTCAGGTTGGGCTTTGCGTAGAGCTGAATCAGCCGGGCCTCTAAGGTGCTTTCGACCCGGTTCAGCGGTGCGGTTTCCTCCCACTGGTCGCGCTGTTTCCAGCTCTGCACCGTCGGGCGTTTGGTCTGCAACATTTCGGCAATCTGCGGCACGGAAAACCCCTGCCAGTACAGTAAAGCCGCCTGGCGTCGCGGGTCGTTTAATAAAGTGGTGTCGGTGGTGATGGTCATGGATGCCTCGCCGTGATTGATACAGGGCAAGGCTAAAGAAACGGGTGATGCGAATCGCTAAGGTGCTGTTGTGTGAGGGATAAGCCATCCGGGATTGATAGCGGGTGGGCGGCGACGTCGGGAAACTAACCCCGACCCGTTAACCCGATATCAGGACTCCTGACAATGGCAAAAAAAGTTTCAAAATGGTTTCGCATCGGCGTCGAAGGCGATACCTGTGACGGCCGCGTTATCAGCGCGACGGATATTCAGGAAATGGCAGAGACCTTTGACCCCCGCGTCTATGGTTGCCGCATTAACCTCGAACACCTGAAAGGCATCCTGCCGGATGGCCCGTTCAGCCGTTACGGCGATGTGGTTGAGCTGAAGTCTGAAAAGATTGACGACGATTCGGTACTGAAAGGCAAGCTGGCGCTGTTCGCCAAAATCACCCCGACCGATGACCTGATCGCAATGAATAAAAAATTGCAGAAGGTCTACACCTCAATGGAAATTCAGCCGAATTTCGCCAATAGCGGTAAATGCTACCTGGTCGGCCTCGCCGTGACCGATGACCCGGCCAGCCTCGGCACCGAATACCTCGAATTTTGCCGGGGTGCCAAATTTAACCCCCTCAACCGCTTCAAAGCCGAGCCGGGCAACCTGATTTCCGTCGCCACCCTCGCCGAGCTGGAGTTTGAAGACCAGGCGGAAAATGTCTTTACCGCCCTGAGCGACAAAGTGAAAGCGATCTTCAGCCGCAAACAGGCCAGCGATGACGCCCGTTTTCAGGATGTGCATGAAGCTGTGACGACCGTCAGTGAACATGTGCAGGAAAACCTAACCGCCACTGAGCAGCGTCTTGCCACGCTGGAAAATGCCTTTGCGACGCTGAAACAGGACGTCACCACGAAGGCCGACCAGACCAGCCAGGCATTCAACAAGTTAAAAACGTCGCTGGATAAAACCGAAAGCACCGCGCAGCCACGCCGCAAGCTCTCCACCGGTGGCGGTGGCGATGAGCTGCTGACCGACTGCTAAACGGTCATGAATTTATCGCCGGGCGACAGGTTTGCCCGGTCAGACAACCAGATTTAACCAAACAGGAAAGACTATGCGTCAGGAAACCCGTTTTAAATTCAATGCCTACATGTCCCGCGTTGCTGAGCTGAACGGCATAGACCCGGACGACGTGAGTAAAAAATTCTCCGTCGAGCCGTCCGTCACGCAAACCATGATGAACACCGTGCAGATGTCCTCGGCCTTTTTACAGAAAATTAATATCGTGCCGGTGGATGAGCTGAAGGGTGAAAAAATTGGCGTCGGCGTCAATGGCACCATCGCCAGTACAACGGACACCAACAGCGGCAAGGAGCGTAAAACCGCCGACTTTACCGCGCTGGAGTCCAACAAGTACGAATGCGATCAGGTCAACTTCGACTTTCACTTCAAATATAAAAAGCTGGATTTGTGGGCGCGCTTCCAGGACTTCCAGCGCCGTATTCGTGATGCCATCATCCAGCGGCAGGCGCTCGATTTCATCATGGCCGGGTTCAACGGCGTTGAGCGCGCCGAAACCTCTGACCGCGCCACTCATCCGATGTTGCAGGACGTCGCCGTCGGCTGGCTGCAGAAATACCGTAATGAAGCGCCGACCCGCGTGATGAGCAAAATTGTCGACGAAGAAGGGAAGGTTGTTTCCGCTGTGATCCGTGTGGGTAAAAACGGCGATTACGTTAACCTCGATGCGCTGGTCATGGATGCAACCGACAACCTGATTGACGAGATTTATCAGGAAGATGCCGAACTTGTAGCGATTGTGGGTCGTAAGCTGCTGGCCGATAAATATTTCCCGATCGTCAACAAAGACCAGCCGAACAGCGAAGCGCTCGCGGCTGACATCATCATCAGCCAGAAACGCATCGGCAACCTGCCCGCCGTCCGTGTGCCGTACTTCCCGGCGAACGCGATTATGGTGACGCGTCTCGATAACCTGTCCATCTATTTCATGGACGAAAGCCACCGCCGATCCATCATCGAAAACCCGAAACTTGACCAGGTGGAAAACTACGAATCGATGAACATCGATTACGTGGTCGAAACCTACGCCGCCGGGTGCTTCATTGAAAATATCAAGCTGGGCGATTTCTCTGCCGCGCAACCGGAGGGCTAACCGATGACGAGCCCCGCACAGCGTCACATGATGCGGGTCTCGGCCATTGAAACCGCGCAGCGGGAAAACAACCCGCTGCGGCATGCCACTGCCTACGAGCAGATGCTGGTTAAGCTGGCCGCAGACCAACGCACGTTAAAAGCCATCTTTGGTAAAGAGCTGAAAGCCACGAAAAAGCGCGAGTTGCTGCCGTTCTATCTGCCGTGGGTCAGTGGCGTGCTGGAACAGGGCAAAGGTGCGCAGGATGACATCGTGATGACCGTCATGCTGTGGCGTCTCGATGTCGGCGATATAGGCGGCGCGATGGATATTGCCCGCTACGCGTTTAAGTACGGTCTGACCATGCCAGGCAAACACCGCCGCCCGCCGCAGTACATGTTTACCGAAGAGGTGGCGCTCGCCGCCATGCGCGCCCATGCCGCCGGTGAACCGGTCGTCATCAGCCAGCTGCTCGACACGCTGGCGCTGACCGCCGCCGCCGATATGCCTGATGAGGTGCGCGCAAAACTGCACAAAATCACCGGCCAGGTATTGCGGGACAACAAACAGCCCGCCGACGCGCTGGCCCACCTCAAACGCGCGATGCAGCTCGATTGTCAGGCAGGCGTCAAAAAAGACATTGAACGGCTTGAGCGTGAGCTGAAGCCCAAACCGGCAACGGTCGTTAAAGCCCCGGTAAGAGCGCCGCGCGCCGTGAAAAACACGGCACCGGCTAAACGTGGCCGACCGAAAAAGACCGCCGGTTAACAGAATGCGCCCCGCGCCAGGGCGGCACGCCGGTCGATGAGGGTGATTTACCCGACCTGAGACCGGCGTCCACCGCCCACCTATTCAGAGGTAGTCATGACGACGCTGATTATTAAAAAGAACGATGAGCCGGGTGGCGTGGTGGTCATCCCGCCGCCTGCCAGCGATGAGCCGGTGATAAAAAATACGTTTTTCTTTCCTGACATCGACCCGAAACGCGTGCGTGAAGGGATGCGCCTTGAGCAGACCGTCGCCCCGGCCCGGCTGCGTGAGGCCATCAAAACCGGCATCGCCGAAACCAATGCAGAGCTGTTTTTGTGGCGGGAACAACAGATTGCCGGAGGTTTTAGCAAGCTGGCCGACGTGCCGGCTGACGATCTCGACGGCGAGAGCGTGCGCGTTTTCTATTACCTGCGCGCCGTCACCTCAATGGCAACCGCCACGCTCTACGAGCGTTATCGCGGTGTGGATGCCAGCGCCAAAGGCGACAAAAAAGCCGACAGTATCGACACCACGGTCGACGAGCTGTGGCGGGACATGCGCTGGGCGGTATCACGCGTCCAGGACAAACCCCGCTGCATCGTGAGCCAAATCTGATGCAGGCCATCGCGCAACAGGGCGACACGCTCGACATGATTTGCGCCCGGTATTACGGGCGTACTGAGGGGGTATTCGAGTCGGTGCTCGCCGCAAATCCGGGGCTGGCTGAGCTCGGCGCAGTGCTGCCACATGGCACGGTGGTCGAACTGCCCGACGTCCAGTCATCCCCCGTAACTGAAACAATTAATCTGTGGGAGTAAACACATGACGGAAGGTGAAAAAAGCGTCCTGTCACTCTTTGTGATCGGCGTGCTGATTGTCGTCGGGAAAGTGCTGGCCGGTGGCGAACCCATCACTGCTCGCCTTTTTATTGGTCGCATGCTGCTGGGCGGCTTTGTCTCGATGGTGGCCGGGGTGGCGCTGGTGCAGTTTCCCGACCTGCCGCCCGCCGCCGTGTGCGGATTTGGCTCGATGCTGGGTATCGCCGGTTATCAGGCGGTGGAAATTGCGATTCAGCGCAGGATTAAAAAAGGTGAAAGCGATGGCGGTCATTAAGACACACCCCAACGTCGCGGCATTCCTCGACACGCTGGCGTTTTCAGAGGGTACAGCGACGCACCCGCTGACCCGAAACAACGGTTACGACGTTATCGTCACGGGTATCGATGGCAAGCCGGAGATTTTTACCGATTATCGCGATCACCCGTTCGCCGGTGGACGCCCGGCGAAGGTCTTCAATCGTCGCGGGGAAAAATCCACGGCATCCGGGCGTTACCAGCAGCTTTATCTGTTCTGGCCGCATTATCAGAAACAGCTCGCTTTGCCGGATTTCAGCCCGGTATCACAGGACAGGCTCGCCATTCAGCTTATTCGGGAGCGTGGTGCGCTGGAAGATTTGCAGCAGGGGCGCATCGAGCGCGCGATTTCCCGCTGTCGCAATATCTGGGCTTCATTGCCGGGTGCCGGATACGGTCAGCGTGAGCACAGCCTCGACAAACTGGTCGCAGTGTGGCGCAAGGCCGGAGGGGGAACTGCATGAAGATAGTGATTCTCCTGCTGGCGCTGGCCTGTGCGGGTCTGCTGTGGATGAGACACGATAACAGCAATTTGCGCGCCTCATTTGAACGTGCGAACCGGGTCGCCGGTACGCAGAAAACCACGATCACCATGCTGAAAAATCAGCTCAACGTTGCCGCAGAGCAGTCGCAGCGTAAAGAGCTGGCGCAGGTTGCCATGAGGGATAAGCTCACCGCCGCTAACCTGCTGGCCTTCAGGCGTGAACAAACTATCACGAGGTTACTCAATGAAAATGACGCGTTTCGCCGCTGGTATCGCGCTGATTTACCTGATGCTGTGCGCCGGTTGCACCAGCGCGTCGCCTGCACCAACGCCGCCGCCGGTGATTGTTTACAACGCCTGCCCGAAGGTCAGTCCCTGCCCGATGCCGGGCAGCGACCCGCTGACTAATGGCGACCTGAGTGCGGATATACGCCAGCTCGAAAACGCCCTGAAAAGCTGCGCAATCCAGGTCGATACGGTTAAACAATGCCAGGATGAAATCGATGTTAAAGCCCAACAGTCTGCGAAAAGCCTTAACTGATGCGGTGCCGGTACTGCGTACCAACCCTGATATGCTTTGCCTTCGCCTGGACGATGGCAACAATACGGCGACGCTGGCGCGCTCCCTGTCGTTTGAAAAGCGGTACACGCTTAACATCGTGGTGACGGATTTCACCGACGATATTGACCTGCTGTTTGTGCCGATTATGGCCTGGTTGCGCGTCAATCAGCCGGACATCATGACAACCGACGAGGGGCGAAAAAAAGGATTTGCCTGGTTCGCTGACATTAATAACGACAGCAGCCTTGATGTCAGCATCAGCCTGTTGCTGACCGAGCGCACGCTGGTCAACGAGGTCGACGGCGCAATGTACGTTGAGAACATCCCGGAGCCGCCATCGCCGGAGCCGGTGACGAGCCCTGTCGAGATGTGGAGTAATGGCGAACGGGTGAGTAAATGGGATGAATGACTTCAAACCCTTTGAGGACAAGCTCGCCGGATTGATAGCGGCCCTTTCCCCCGCCGGGCGTCGTCGGATGACCGCCGATATTGCGAAGAAACTGCGCCAGCGGCAACAACAGCGCATTAAATCGCAAAAAGCGCCGGACGGTTCGCCATTTGCCCCGCGTAAGCGCCCGCCAGTCAGGGCAAAGCAAGGCCGGATTAAGCGCGAGATGTTCGCGAAACTGCGTACCAGTCGCTATATGAAAGCGAGCGGTAACGACAGCGCGGCGGTGGTGGAATTTACCGGGAAAGTGCAGCGCATCGCCCGCGTGCATCAGCTCGGGCTCAAGGATAAACCATCCCCCAAAAGCGCCGCCGTCGAGTACCCACAGCGCCAGCTCCTGGGCTTTACCGACGATGACCGGCAGCTTGTGGAAAGCGTCATTATCGACTACCTCGCCGATTAACGTTGTGCCAGCCAGGGCAAAACGCCCGCAGATTGCCGCCGGAACACCCCGGCGGCATCCTTTCCCATATGAATAATCTCGCATCTATCCAGGAACTCGCCCGCGCGATACGCAACATGATCCGCACCGGCATCATCGTCGAAACTGACCTCGACGCCGGGCGCTGTCGCGTGCAGACCGGCGGCATTTATACCGACTGGCTCCAGTGGCTGACGCATCGGGCCGGGCGCTCGCGCACCTGGTGGGCTCCCTCCATTGGTGAGCAGGTGATGATTCTGGCTGTGGGCGGTGAGCTCGATACCGCTTTTGTGCTGCCGGGTATTTATTCCGACGATAACCCCGCGCCATCGGACTCAGCGGATGCCTGGCTCGTCGAGTTTCCTGATGGTGCTGTCATGAGTTATGAGCCGGAAACCGGCGCGCTGACCGTCACCGGCATTAAAACTGCCGATGTGACCGCATCCGATTCGGTTGCCGTCAGCGTGCCGGTGGTGCTGGTAAAAGCCGAGACCCGCATCACCCTCGATACACCGGAGGTGGTCTGCACCAACAAACTGACGACCGGCACGCTGGAGGTGAAGCAAGGCGGCAAGATGTCAGGTGATATCGAGCACAGCGGCGGCGCTTTCACTTCCAACGGTGTTCAGGTGGATAAACACGGCCACGGCGGCATCAGGCGCGGCGATGAATGGACGGAGGGCACCAAATGACAGCGCGTTATCTCGGCATGAACCGCGCGACCGGTGAAAGCATCTCAGACGTTGACCATATCAGCCAGAGCATCGGGGATATCCTGCGCACGCCCGTCGGCTCCCGCGTCATGCGTCGTGAATACGGCTCGCTGTTGTCGCAGATGATAGACCAGCCTCAGACCCCGGCGCTTGAGCTGCAAATTATGGCGGCGTGCTACATGGCGATCCTGAAGTGGGAACCACGTGTCAGGCTGACCAGTATCACCACAGCGCGTCAGTTTAACGGGCAAATGGTCGTCGACGTGACCGGCCAAATCACCGATACCGGCGAGAGCCTTTCCTTAACCATTCCTGTGAGTTGAATCTATGGCAGTTATCGACCTGAGCCAGCTCCCCGCGCCTGATGTGGTGGAAACGCTGGATTTTGAAACCATCCTCGCCGAGCGCAAAGCCACACTGATTTCACTGTATCCGGAAGACGAGCAGGAAGCGGTCGCCAGGACATTGACGCTGGAGTCAGAGCCACTGGTGAAATATCTCGAAGAGAATGCCTATCGCGAGGTGATTTTACGCCAGCGCATTAACGAGGCGGCGAAAGCCGGAATGGTGGCCTATGCCATCAAAAACGACCTCGACCAGCTCGCGGCAAATAATAACGTTGAACGCCTGGTCATTACCCCCGGAGACGATACCCAAATCCCGCCAGTGGAGGCGGTATTGGAATCCGACAGTGATTTACGCCAGCGCATCCCGGCGGCATTTGAGGGCATGAGTGTTGCCGGGCCGACCGGTGCCTATGAGTTTCACGCCCTGAGCGCCGATGGTCGTGTGGCGGATGCCTCGGCGAACAGCCCGGCCCCGGCTGAGGTGACTATCGCGGTCCTGTCGCGGGAAGGTGACGGCACGGCATCGGATGATTTATTGCTGGCCGTCAGTACCGCGCTGAATGATGAGAGCGTGCGCCCGGTCGGTGACCGCCTGACCGTCGTCTCGGCCGAAATTGTCAGTTATGCGGTCAATGCGGTGTTGTACGTCTACCCCGGCCCGGCGACAGAGCCCATTCTTGCCGCCGCGAAAGCGCAGTTAACCGCCTATATCACCGAGCAGCGCCGCCTCGGACGGGACATTCGACTATCTGCCATCTATGCCGCGCTGCATGTGCAGGGTGTCCAGCGCGTCGAACTGCGCGAGCCGATGGCCGACGTCGTGCTCGATAAAACCCAGGCCGCATACTGCACCGAAACCAGTGTCGTGATCGGGGGCTCTGATGAGTAACTCGCTGATGGCGACCGGGTCGTCGGTGCTGGAACAAAGAGCCGCCGAAGCGTGCGCCGTCATCAGCGATTTATCTGTGCCGCTGCGTGATTTGTGGAACCCCTGGCGATGCCCCGTAAAATTTCTGCCGTATCTGGCGTGGGCGTTTTCTGTCGACCGCTGGGAAGAAACCTGGTCGGAAACAGTGAAACGCCAGGCGGTCAGTGATGCTTTCTGGATCCACCAACGCAAAGGCACCGTTGCCGCCGTTCGCCAGGTGATTGAAACGCTGGGTTACAGCATGACGCTCCAGGAATGGTGGGAAGTAGCCGACCCTGCAGGCACATTCCGGCTTGAAATCGACCTTAATGAAATAGGTATAACAGAGCCGATGATTGCCGAGCTTGAGCGAATTATTGGCGATGCTAAGCCGGTGAGCCGTCATATATCTCAAATGACGATATCCACGAATGTATACGGCAAGGCTTATATAGGGGCGGCGGTAGTGGATGGGGAGGTGACAGCTGTCTACCCGGCGGGATACAAGCCAAGTGATGATATTCATTACAACGGAAAAATATGGTTTGACGGGAATTATCATTATTCAGGAAATAGCAAATGAAAATAAATGAAAACCCAACGTGGGTTCCTGTTACTCAATTAAGCCGAGCTGATAGGGTTGAGGGCGGTATGACGGGGGCTGCAAACACTCAGGCTCGCGAGCTGGCGTGGCGCACTAAATATCTTCTTGAGCTTGTAAAGGCCATTCCGGATTACAGGGAGTATACATTCTACACCACGGAAAGCGATCCAGACGGGACGATTCAGGGGATGAACTCAACAAAAGAAGGTCAGGCGTTTCGCGTTGGGCTCGGTGAACGCATGGGCTTTCGTTATTATATTCATCACGAAGGTTCAGCAATTCTTGTCGGTGAGAGTGTTAGTCCGGAAGACGTTATTAACGTGCTCAGCCTGATAAATTATACGGATAATGATGAACCGTTATTAACTCTAAATGACCAGGCTGGATTCAGGCTGGCGGCAATGGGTTTAAATGAACTGAAAAACAAGGCTATAAATATTGAATACAATGAAAACGTTGATGGGTTTATTTTTCGTGATGAGGCTGGGTTTATAATCCAGAAAATTGGCGTTCCGCTCATTAGTGCGGTTGACAGTGTTCAGCCAGTCATTGAGCAAAAGAGAATTATTACCGAGGCGTTCAGCGCAGAATATGACCCGGATGTATCTGGACTGGTGTTCCGGGACAGCGTCGGTTTCGTGCTGCTGAATCTAAATGGCGAGCAGGGTAATCAGGATAACAGTGGGGCAGATGACATTTCGCGCAGAAATGCAGCAAATCTTGCTGTTGCGGCAGCAATGCGGGACGAAATTAATACCCGCATTGCTCGTCCTGTATACGATTACAACATTCTCATTACGGACGGCCAGTCGCTGAGTAACGGAGTGGAGGGGTGGGCCGCAATGAGCAAAGACATTAGTCCTGCGCTGAACATTAATATGCTCGGTGACTCCGTCCGGCCAAAAAATGAGAATGGTTCAACGTTTACACCGCTGAACGGGGCTGAAATCAGGCCGGCCCGTGCGGTTGTTCAGGATTTGATTGCCCCTCCTGACGGCGGAAACCTCATGACTGATGAGGCCGTGGCTGCGCTGCCTCGTGGTGCTAACAATTTCGGTGAAACCGTCGATATCGGCGCGATGTGGATGTGGCGCGAAATGCAGTTGCAGTTCCGGGGACTGGCAACGGATGAGCGCAAGATTGTGGCCGTCAACTGTGGTGTTGGCGGGCAGATTATTGAACGTCTGTCTAAGGGGCATTCCTGGGGATTCTACAACCGAATCATTTCAGCCGTTACCCAGATTAAAGCTATTGCTGACGCCGAAGGGAAAACCTGCGGCGTGGTGGGTTTTTTATAT